TCGCGATTCTTTGCTACATCCGTATAGGTCAAGCCTAACTTACGCATCTCATCTACAACATCACACAACTCTCCCTTCATCTCCACCACATGATCGTCCCCATACACAATTGTCTCACCCATAGCATCACCCAACACATACCTTAGAACCACCAAATTAAGGATACTATTGTCAACTGCCGTACTAGACATTCCTGAAGGCATCCCTCCACTACGGGGATGTATTCCTCCATTCACATCTATGACAGGACTATTAAATATCACATAATAGTAGTTCATAAGCAGGTCAGATTCTGCTGCATTGAGCAACATACAACGTGCCCTCACTCTGGCTAGAATTGCACCAAAGTAGGGAACCAAACTGGTATCCCATCCTTTGTAATCCCCACACAGAAACTTCTTGGACCGATCAAATCGCTTCAACAACCTACAAAAGCCACCCTCCCACAGATTGAGGCCCACTTGGATTGGACAGGAGTCAAGCTCAGTTATACGCGCATCATACCATCCATTAAGCATACGCCCAACCACTATTAATTCGGGCGGCACACAAACAAACGCTCGTGGCACACCTCCCTTACGGGCCGGTCTCAACTCATCTTTCAGGTTCAATGGCATTATTCTTCGCCCACCTCCTGCATACAACTCCGTCAATAGCTCGCTCACCGCCGTCATCCCACGATCTGTCCACCACGTCAATTTATCGCAGTTAAGGGGCCATCCAGCCGCAGAGGATAACTTCATACCCTCCACATCATCAGTCCCTACCACTGCCTCAATCGTTGTTAACAGTCTCGTCCGAATAACAGGCAATTGGCTCACTACCCAATCCACCGCTTCTTCCATCCTGGCGACATCCAGTTCTTCAGTCACCGCTTTCCTTGCCCACACTCCTTCCTGCGCCTTCTGCGCATGACGTCGACTAAAGACGGGCGGACCATAACTAGTATGGAACTCCACTTCCGCCGCCTTCTTCATTCGTGAATGTGGCATATCGCACCTTTGACCGTCGTTCACACCGGTCCATCCCGAAAATCCGGAATAGGCATGGCTTCCTGCCAATGAACGGATCCTGCGTTGTGGTAACCCACAACACGGTTGTCCTTTCTTGACACAACCAAACTTCCCGAATCTCCTGCCATCGTCAGTGCGTCATGGAAAAATCCGCCTCCCGTTGCTCCAAAGCCTTTCACCCTACCATGCTCTATAAACGGCACGCCTCCGCTATGTCCGGCTACATACACATACTCGCCAATAACCGCCTCTCGCGCGTCCAGCACCCTTGAGTTCTTTACACAAATCTTTTGACTATCTATCATAAACAGATTGTCTTTAGAATCGTCTGAATTCCCTATCAATGGGGTGTACTCATCCACCTCAAAATCTTCACGGATTACTCCGCACATTGCTGTGTACTTTCCAACCATACAATGACCAGGAATTGCAAAACCCGTAGGGATACGGAACCCGTTCCCGATGTTCTGACCCTCACTCATAATCAACACGTTTTCACGTCTGATCAAAGCAAGAGCCGACGGATTGAGATGATCCACAGGAGACATTTCATGTGATCGTGAAGCCAAAACCTCACTTGCACTTATCTCCTTTTCACACTCTCGAATCTCAGCCTCTGTGACTTCGCCTTCCTCACGTTGTGGTGTTTCGCCTGCCGCCGCAACTTCCTCCTGCTGCATCATCCTCACCTGCTTAGCCTTACGCAGCGATCTCGATTTCTTCTTTCCCATACCAACCTGTAAAGTGTCTGAAATTTTGACAATCTTAACAGTGGTCGGGTCAATAGAATCCGGAATCACCAAAGGTTCCGCACCTTGAGATTGTTTACCAGTTTCATGGTGTCTAGAAGCAAAGCCCTTACCAGGCACATACTTAGGTCCTTCAGCCACAGGGTGTGTGACCTTGGGTCCCAAAGACGTTAAAGAGATATCGCCAAATACATCTCTCATAACGGATTGCTTGTCTTCATTTACACGAATAACTTCGCCCTCCGCTTCAAAAGTTGCAAAGCGCCCCTTCCCTTTCTTGCCTCCTAGTTTCACCCCACTATAGCCCTCCTCATCAATCCAATCCAAAAGAGCCTCGAAGTCATCGTCACTCCCAATGTGCTTCTGTCCCTTCCTCTTTGTCTTGAACGATTCAAATTGTGCTGCTGTTAACTTCATCTCATGTAGGCGGTCAGGCTCGCGTTTCAAATAAATCCACACGATTCCAACCACCGCCATCGCAACTGCTCCCAATGCACTAACTATGACTATAGCTTGTTTACTCTGGTGTTCCCGCTCCTCCTCTAAATCTGATCGAACCTTGGTTGCCATCCACTCAATCGCACGCTTTCTTAAAGCGCATCCCTCTCGTCTTATTAAAAAACAAGTTCGGAACACACTATACGCATTCAATCGTGTATACAATCCATTCTCAATCACTCTAGTTTCAGATCCTTGTCTATTCCTGCTAAGAGTAGCTACCGCCTCGTTGCAAACAGTAGATATAACGCTTCGTTCACCCTTACAATATGCAAACAACTCACGCAAAAGACTTGGTATGTCTTCAATCATGCTCATTATCCGCAACAGGGCTGTATCGATTTCATACACATACTTTTTCCCCAACAACATTACTACAGTTCCAGAGACCCATGCCGAGAATAACCAGAAGAATTGTGAAAGCTTTTCAGCCTCCTCCTTTTTCCTCCGTCGTTCAATAGCTCTGTTTAAACCCTGGTCCAAATTCTCATCGTCAAAGTCCAAATGGTGTACGCGTTTTGTCTTATATTTTACAATTAACACAGATACAACTGCTCCTAACAGAAACAGAATAGTGCCACGCAGATCCACCACCCATTGAATCATACGTTTCACAAAATCAACCTTTGTCTTGAGTCGGGAGACGACTCCAAAACAAACATCCATGCATGTAGCAAGGACGATTCCTACTGCAAACTGCACACCGGCTCCTTTTGCCAGAACAGCAGTCAAATAAACCAACCCGGCATTGTTGGCAAAGATTCCTGGCACTACAGCTACTAAAGCTTGTAGGCTCTCTTGTCCCAAT